AGGAGGAAGTGATGGCCCGCGACTACCGCGCCGAGTACGACAAGTACCACGCTGACCCGAAGCAGAAGAAGAACCGTGCTGCGCGCAATGCAGCCCGTGCCAAGATGATGAAGGCTGGCAAGGTCAAGAAGGGTGACGGCAAGGACGTTGCCCACGTGAAGGCGTTCGACAAGGGCGGTAGTAACGGCACTGGGCTCAAGGTGGAGTCCAAGAGTAAGAACCGCTCGTTCAAGCGGGACAGCAAGGGCAACCTCGTGTCGGAGACGAGTAAGCGCGAACGCAAGAAGTAACCTACTAGGAGCAAACTAGTGCAGATCGTAGATAACAGGGCGCTCCTGCTGGATGCGCCGGATGCCTCCGCCGTGACGGGGATGATCGCCAAGAGCGCCAAGATCAAAGAGGGCGTTCTGGTCCATTGGGGTCACACGGAGGCTGAGCAGCTGGCGAAGCTGTATAGCGACGTACCGTCGCCGATCCTTAAGAGCTACAAGTGGACGGGCAAGTTCACCCCGTTCGACCACCAGAAGGAAACCGCGTCGTTCCTGTCGATCCGCAGGCGCGCGTTCTGCTTCAACGAGCAGGGCACGGGCAAGACTGCCAGCGTCATATGGGCGTCGGACTACCTGATGAAGAAGGGGTTGGTTAAGCGCGTACTGGTGCTGTGCCCGCTGTCGATCATGAAGTCGGCTTGGCAGCGCGACCTGTTTACCTTCGCTATGCACCGCTCGTGCGGCGTGGCGCACGGCTCTGCCGAGCAGCGCAGGAAGGTCATCGCCTCTGGCGTGGAGTTCGTCATCATCAACTTCGACGGGCTTAACGTAGTGAAGGACGAGGTGGCCGCAGGCGGCTTCGATCTGATCGTGGTGGACGAGGCTAACGCCTACAAGAACGCGCAGACCAACCGGTGGAAGGTGCTTAACCAGATCGTCAAGGCTACCGACCCGCGCCTCTGGATGCTCACCGGCACTCCCGCTGCGCAGTCGCCCGTCGATGCCTACGGACTTGCCAAGCTGGTCAACCCCGAGGGTTGCCCCAAGTACTACACCGAGTTCCGCGCTACGGTGCTGACGAAGGTCACGCAGTTCAAGTGGGTGCCCAAGCCGACCGCACCTGACTATGTGCATAGGATACTTCAGCCCGCCATCCGCTTCGAGAAGAAGGACTGCCTCGACCTGCCCGAGGTCACGCACACTGAGCGCGATGCGCCGCTCACCCCGCAGCAGATGAAGTACTACAAGGTGCTCCGCGACGAGATGCTGCTCGAAGCGGCAGGGGAGGAGGTCAGCGCGGTCAACGCAGCGACCAAGATCAATAAGCTGCTGCAGATCAGCGGGGGCGCGGTCTACACGGATACTGGCGAGGTGCTGCACTTCGACGTCAGCAACCGCATCAACGCCGTGCTGGAGGTCATCGAGGAAGCCAGCAACAAGGTGCTGGTCTTCGTGCCCTTCACCCACACCATCGAACTCCTGCGGGCAAAGCTGGAGAAGGAGGGCATCAGCTGCGGCGTCATCAACGGCAAGGTGCCGGTCAACAAGCGCAGCGACATCGTGCATCGGTTCCAGACCGAGAAGAACCCGCATGTGCTGCTCATCCAGCCGCAGGCGGCATCGCACGGGCTCACGCTGACCGAGGCAAATACTATCATCTGGTATGCCCCCGTGACGTCGGTCGAGACCTACCTGCAGGCCAACGCGCGCATCGACCGGCCCGGCCAGAAGAACGCCATGACCATCGTGCACATCAAAGGCAGCCCGGTGGAGGAGAAGCTGTATACGATGCTACGGGCGAACATCGACAACCACGAGAAACTGATCGACCTGTATCGAGAGGTACTTACGGTATGATGTGGAAAATCAGACCCCGGCGGAAGTGCAACCTTGCACAGTGGCATTTGTGGTTTGCGTGGTACCCCATCCGGGTGGATGAGACGACTGCCGCGTGGTTGATGTATGTAGAGCGCAAGGGGTCGATGACCCTTATGGCAGATTCCGAAGGGCACCCTTACGAACACTGGGAGTTCCAATACAGACTACTTGACACTGTCAAATAGACAGGTTAGATCGAGACCACAACAAGAAGGAGCAAACTATGGAGTTGAAAGACGTCCCTGCGGACAAGCTCGTGGCTGTCTACCGGAAAATCCGGGCGGCTATCGACGAGCGCGAAGCGGCACACAAGGAGGAGGTCGGCGCGCTCAAGAGCCAGCTTGATCTCGTCAGTGCCAAAATCCTCGAAATCTGTAACGAGCAGAACCTCGACAGCTTGCGGACGCCTGCTGGCACCGTGACGCGTCGGACGGTGACTAGGTATTGGACGAACGATTGGGAGTCCATGTACCAGTTCATCAAGGAGCAGGATGCTCCGTTCCTTCTGGAGCAGCGCATCCACAACGGGAACATGAGGCAGTTCCTCGAAGAGAACCCTGATACCCTGCCGATGGGCCTCAACGCAGACACCAAGTACGCTATCACCGTACGCAAGCCGACCAACAAATGAGGAGCAATGAATGGACGACCCCCAACACGATGCGTACCTGCGTAGGACCGCGCTGGATGCAGCGCTGAAACACCTCGAACCGCGCCACTTCTCCCCTGAGGAAGTGGTCAAGGTCGCTACCCAGTTTTACCAGTTCCTTAAGGGAGACACCAAGTGAGTAATCTTACCATCTTCAAGAGCGCCGGGGCTGTCTCGGTTCGCCGCCCCGTCTCGGAGCTCACCAAGTCGGTCGCCACCGGCTCGACCGTGCGCCGCATCCAGACCAACACCAACGGCACCTTCCGCCGCCTCGTGGGCGGGGAGCAGATCGGCAAGGCGATCCGTGGCGAGTTCAACGCCATCATCGTCTCGATGCTGCCCAAGGTGAGCCGCACCTTCTATACTGGCCGCTATGACCCGGATGCCAAGCCGACGCTGCCTGATTGCTGGTCGAACAACGGTGACGTGCCGGAGGCGAAGGCCCCCAACCGTCAGGCTGCCAACTGCGCCAGCTGTAAGAACAACATCGATGGCTCCGGCGAAAACGGCAAGGGTAAGGCGTGTCGCTTCCAGCGCCGCGTGGCCCTGCTGCTTGAGGGTGACGTCTCGGGCGACGTCTACCAGTTCAACATCCCCGCCAAGAGCCTGTTCGGCAAGGGCAGCGGTAACACCCACCCCTTCGAGAGCTACGTCAAGTTCCTCGTCGGCAACGGGGAGTCGATTGACTACGTGGTTACCAACATCGCCTACAACCTCGACGCTGACACGATGGAGCTTCAGTTCACTCCCGTGCGTCCGATCACGGACGATGAGTACGAGCTGGTGCTCGCGGCGCAGTCTGACCCTGCTACGCAGCGGCTGGTGCAGCTGACTGTGAGCGAAGCCGATGGGGCGACCGGCAAGGGTAAGGCGCAGCCGGTCATGATCGAGCAGCAGGTTGAGGACGAAGAGGAGGACGACGAGCCCCCGATGAAGCCCGTCAAGGCTGCCAAGCCCGCGAACAAGTGGGAGGACGACGAGGACGACGAGGACGACGAACCCAAGGTCGCCCCCTCGAAGAGGGCCAAGAAGGAGGAACCTTCGTCGCTGACGGGTGATCTCGCCGCTACCCTCGGCGCGTGGGCCGATGACGACGAGGACGACTAATGAGCCGTGGCTATAGTCTGCGTATTCGTGACTTGAACGCAAAGGCAGACAAGCGCAAGCTGGGCGTTCGCCTTGGCCGGGTGTGCATCAAGAAGGATGTACCGGTCATGGTGGTCGCCAAGCGTATGGGCGTGACTAGGGCTACGGTGTACAACTGGTTCTGCGGGGCTTCGGCCCCGCAGGCCAACCTCACCTCCCTGATCGAAGTCTATATCGCTGAGCTTGAAAGCACGGCTGCTTAGGAAGGCAGCTTCGGTAGCAGCGTAGAAGGGGCGTTCTGTCGCCCCCATGGGGTGGTGTCTACGACATGGACAATTTCGATCTTTTGGCGGCAGTCCAGCCAGAGCAAGGCTGGTACGCTGTCGTCGGCATTAAAGGGGAAAGCAGGCAGCAGGAGATCGTTGAGACCCGCGAGGAGTTCGACGAGTGGGTGCAGCACTTCCAGCGCACCAAGCGCAACGTGTTTTTCGGGGTCGCCAAGTACAAGGATGGGAGCTCCCGCAAGAAGGACAACGTGCTCGCTGCCAAGGCGTTTTGGCTCGATATCGACTGCGGGCCGGGCAAGGAGTACGACACTCAGACTGAGGCTATCGATGCGCTCCGTGACTTCTGTAAGAGCGTAGGTCTCCCTAAGCCGATACTCGTCAACTCGGGGCGCGGTGTCCACGCATACTGGCCGCTGACCGAGCAGGTTACCCGCGACGAGTGGGAGCCGGTGGCCAAGCGCCTCAAGGAGGTCTGCGCTACGCAGGGTCTCCTCGTGGACAACAGCTGCGTTGAGATTGCCCGCATCCTGCGGGTGCCCGGCACGATGAACTTCAAGGGCGATACGCCTGTCCCCGTCTCGGTGATCCACGTGGGTAAGCCTGTTGCCTACGACACCTTCCGTAAGACGCTGGGTGTGAAAGAGCAGCCTGCGCTTATGCCGCGCTCCGGTCGCGGGCTCAGCCCGCTGGCCCAACAGCTTCGGGACAATATCCAGAGCAGCTTCACCCGCATCATGAAGCGGGGGGATGGCGGCTGCGCGCAGCTTAACTCGTGTTACGAGGAGCGGGAGACCCTCTCGGAGCCGCGCTGGTTCGACGCACTTTCGGTCGCTAAGTTCTGCAAGGACAGGGATAAGGCGGTGCACCGGCTCTCTGCCGATCACCCCGACTATGATCCCGACAAGACGGAGCAGAAGCTCAAGCATATCGTTGGCCCCCACACCTGCGACGTGTTCGAGAGCAACAACCCCGGCGGCTGTACCGGGTGCCCGTACAAGGGGAAGATCAAGTCCCCCATCTCGCTGGGCAAGTTCATCGAGGAGGCGACCGAGGAGGACAACACCTTCGAGGACGAGGCCGTCAATGGCATGGTCACCGTCTACAAGGTGCCGGAGTACCCGTTCCCCTATGCGCGCGGTAAGAACGGGGGCATCTACCGCAAGCCCGACGGCGAAGAAGCCGAGCCGATGCTGGTCTACCCGTACGACCTGTACGTGGTTAAGCGCATGCGTGACCCCAACGAGGGCGGCGTCGTGCTGCTCCGGTCACATACCCCGAAGGATGGCGTGGAAGAGTTCACCATCCCCAACAGTAAGATCACGGAGCCTACCGAAGTCCGCAAGGAGCTGGCGCGCAGGGATATCCTGCTCGGCAGGAAGCAGTTCGATATGCTCGTGGATTACATCATCCGCTCGTATCAGGAGCTAAGACATAAAAGAAAGGCAGAGCAAATGCGTAATCAGTTTGGCTGGGCAGACGGCGACAACAAGTTCATCGTCGGGGACCGCGAGATCAGTGTGGAAGGCACGTACCACAGCCCCCCTTCCTCCGTAACCAAGGTGCTCACCGACCACATGGTGCCTACGGGTACGCTGGAGAAGTGGCAGGAGGTGTTCAACCTCTATGGCCGTCGTGGCCTTGAGGGCGCGGCCTTCGCCGCTGCTACCGCCTTCGGCGCGCCGCTGCTTAAGTTCTCGGGTCAGCGCGGGGCAATCATCAACCTCGTCAACACCAACTCGGGCACCGGCAAGACCACCACCCTGCACATGTGTAACAGCGTGTGGGGCCACCCCGAGAAGCTCTGCGCCAAGAAGGACGACACCTTCAACTCCAAGGTGTTTAAGATCGGTGTGCTGTGCACCCTCCCGGTGACCTTCGACGAAATGTCGAACACGGAGCCGAAGCAGCTTAGCGAGCTTGCCTACCTCATTACGCAGGGGACGGGTAAGGATAGGATGAAGGCCAGCTCGAATGAGCTGCGCATGAACCTCACGTCGTGGCAGACCATCGCCCTGTGCTCGTCCAACCACTCCTTCTACGAGAAGCTGGAGTTCCTGAAGGACACCCCGCAGGGGGAGATGATGCGCATCATCGAATATAGCCTCGGTTACAGCGACGCCATCGACACCGAGACCGGCAAGCAGATGTTCGACCACCAGCTGCTGGAGAACTACGGGCATGCGGGTGATATCTACGCGCGCTATCTGGTCTCCAACTTCGAGGAGGTGAAGAAGCTCTACTTGGCGGTGCAGAACACGCTCGACACGCACCTTAAGCTCACGCAGCGGGAGCGCTTCTGGTCGGCTACGGTTGCGGCCAACATCGCGGGCATTAAGATCGCAAACCATATCAAGCTCATAGACTGGGACCTTGCGGCAATCTTTAAGTGGGCATGTGACATGATCCGCACCCTGCGGAACGATACCGTCCCGCCTATTGACGTCGATAACGAGGTGCTGGGGCACTTCCTGCTCAGCCACATGGACAACATCCTGATCGTCAATGACGGGGTGGATCGCCGTAGCAAGATGCAGCAGGTCCCCCTGCTGGAGCCGAGGCAGGAGGTTATGGTCCGCTACGAACCCGACACCGAGAAGGTTTATATCTCCGTGCCCGCATTCAGGCGCTACTGCTCGCAGCGTAACATCGGTTACCGTGAGACGATCAAGAAGCTCAAGGAGCGCGGGGTGTACATCAAGTCCGACCAGAAGCGCATGACCAAGGGCATGAAGATGAATGTCCCTCCCGTGCAGGCGATGATCCTCGACGGGGCGCACTCGGACTTCTCCGCTCTGGCGGAAATGACCCCTGAACCGGAGGCCGTTGAGGATGCGGGTAGCGGGGGTTGAGTACGAGATTAACTGGCGGGCCTTCACCAAAGGCAAGTCGCTCTTTTTCCCGTGCCTCGACTCTAAAGCGGCGTGGCGCGAGGTGCGCCCCGTCCTGCGCCGCTTAAAGCTAAATGTAGTCCATAAAGCCGTCGTAGACCCTAAATCTGGGATTAGGGGTTTACGCATCTGGCGCATCTGATTATACAGGCCCTGAGAGTTTGCTCCTCTCAGGTTGCACTACCCCCGCTGGACCACCCCCAGCGGGGGTATTTTATTTCTCACGATCAACCGTGTTGTACACGTAGTTGAAGGCGCTCTGCCACTTGTTCATCTCGATGCGGTAGTACTCGGTGAGCGCGCGCCGGTCGTTCTCGTCCAGCCCCTCAGTGCGCAGGTCTTCCCTACGCTGCCTGTAAAGTCGCTGCAGAGCGCGGTCCGTCTCTTCGTACGCTTCGATAACCCGAGGGTCGAGCGCGACAGGGTTGCGCTCCAACTCCTTTTGCAGCTGGGCGTCGCTCAGCTTGTCGATGCGGGTGACGATCTTGGAGAGCACCTCGGTGTTCTTTTTGTACTTGTTCTGCGGGGTGTAGTCGAAGCCCTTGCCGAGGAAGCCTTGCGCAATCGGCAGGTTCTCGGTCGTCGGCTCTTCCGCAAAGTTGAGGGTCTGCTCGGCCAAGCGCGCCCACCCACCAAGGTACGTTTCGAGGATGTACCGGTACACCTCCGGCTGGAAGTTGACGTAGCCACCCCGAGCAGGGGAGCCGCCCGTAAGCTCATTGAGGCCACGCGCAAGCGACTTCCAGAACTCAGCAGTTGTGGCACGACCCAGCTCCGCTGCCGGACCGGTATCTTCCCGCTCTTCTTGGTAGATCGGAGTCCCGAAGAAGTTTTGATTGAGTGCAAGGTCGGCAATCGGCTTGCCCCAGAGCGGGGTGAACGACAGGATGGTACGTTCGAGGTCGCCCCCCTGTATGCGCGCAGGGGAGATCAGGCTGAACAGCCCCCCAATTACGTCCAAGCTAGCGTCTAGGATTGCCGCCCCAGCCTCCTCGCCAGACTGCACACCGAGCCACGTATCAGTGAGCTTGTTGCCGATATACTTGAAGTAGCCCAGCATCTGCCCGACCGGGATAGAGACATAATCGTCACCTCCCTCACCGTAGTAGACGGTCAAGCGCGTCATGCGCGTACCGGGGTTTATGTCGAGGTAGTCGGGGGTGCCATCATCATCCTCATCGCCGCCAATACCGGCATTGATAAGGGACTCGATCATGCCAATGGCCATCATACCACCCACAACCTGTGCTACGGTCTTCGGGTTCTTGGCGATGCGCAGCACCTTGCGGCTACCTTCCATACCGGCACTGAAGAAGGGTACGAGGTTATCCATGAGCGTGGACATCTCGCCGCGCCGGGTCAGGTTAAGCGACGAGTCCAAGGCCAGAGAGGCCGCTTCCGGACCAGTAAGACCCTCCTCGATGGCCGCACGGTAGGTAGCGAAGCGGGGGACGAGGTCGTTGATCTCCGCCCACCGGTCAAAGAACCTACCTACCTGCGCCGCACCCTCACGGGTCAGCGCGGTTACCTCACCCTGCTGGGCACGGCGGAACCTGTCCATCTCCCTGACCGCATCCGAAGCGCGATCCTGCGTGGTACGGAAAGCGGTGCCCATCGGCGCACCACCATCGACAAGCATCTGCTCAAGCATGCTCATGAGGTCTTCGCGCCCGGACACCGGCTGCCTACCGGTGGCATAGCGAGTAACCGTCCGCCACATATCCGGCTGCACTGCGTAGGCGGCAACCTTACGGGCCAGCTTCTTCTTGTAGGCGGGGGAACCTTTGATGTTCCGGTTGAGCATGGCAGTCGCCACGGCGTCCAGAGTATCACGCAGCGGGGCAACAACGGTGAGGTACACCGGGTTACGGTAGGTCAGCACCGCCTTGAGCGCGTTGTTGACGTCGGTGATGATCTCCAGCGTCCGGCTCAGCTGCTCAGGTTGCATGTTGGTGAACAAGCGCTGCGCGGCGCGGCCAGCATCGCTATCGCTGAACTCGATGTATTTGGTGACACCGTTACTCTTATACACGTGGTAGCGGCTGCGGTCGCGCATAGCCTCTTCCATCATGTTTACCTTGAACTCGCGCCCAGCGGGGTTCTCCTTGCTGGTCGTGGAAATGGTCTTGGGGCGCGCATCCGTGTAGATGCCTTGGATGAAGCCCCGCATCGCTTCGGGGTTAGTCTCCACCATACGCTCGAAAGTGGTGTAGACATCGTTCATCGCCGTGCGGCGCACAAGTGCCTCGGCATCTGTGAGCAAGTTAAACAGCGGGTGGAAGGGTAGCGAGTTACGCCCCTTAGCTTGGAAGAACTCCCGCATCCCAAGCCCACGCTTCTCGTTCATAAGCCTCTGCCGACGATCCGCATCGTGCGGGTTTTCCTGCATGTCGGCAGTGAGCATATCGCCCTCAGCGGCGAAGCCCTTAAACGGGGTGTAGAACGGCTGCGCAGCGCGCATAGCCTGCCAATCTTCGCGGGACATAAGTCCGGAGCGGATGCGCTCCTCGCCCATCCAATCTACTAGCTCGTCGTGTTTGGTGGCGATCCGTTCAAGTTTAGGGAGAAGCCCCCGTGCCTCCAAGTCAGCCATAGTAGCAGCTGCCTCAGCATCATCTACGCCCGAACCACCCTCAGGGAACGCAGCATTTACTTCCGCGACGAGTCTGTTTTTGGCCGGTGCAGCGCGTGCCATCAAGAAAGCAGCTACATCCGGGAGAGGTACCCGCTCCCGCTTAATCGAATCCAAAAGCGGAAGCGCAAAGTTGCGCTCCAGCTCACGCTGCGAGGCGTTCTTCTTGGTCTGGAAAAGCTCAAACGCCCGCCCAAGGTCGGTCTCCTCCGGGACGGTGTCGATCCCGGTGGCCTCCTTAAAGAACTCAGTGATCTGCGGAGCGTCCGCGAAGCGGTCATTGAACTTGCGAACAAGATCGTTAGCGGCCTTGAACTCGGGCAGCGTCATCTCCGCCGCTAGTGGACGGTCGAGTGCTCCTTGACGAACATCAGGTTGCCCAGCAGGTGCGCCAGTGTCCCCCATTCTTCCGGGCTGAGCAGGTTCAGGGGCAACGGCAGCTCCCCCTGCGGGAGCTGCTCCGCCAACGCCCGGAACGACAGGCTCACTTCCTCCAAGGTCAGGTTGCCCAGCATCAGGTGCCTCCTCAGCTCTACGGCGGGCGAACTCCGCCTCAATCGCATCCGGATTATTGGCAGCAAACTGCTGCATCTGGAGATCGATTTCGCTATCGCCGCGCCCTTCACCCGCCATGTAGCGGTCAACATACTCCTTGACGAAGGGATCGACTTCCGGGGCGGGCTCCACTTCGTGGGCAGGCGCAACGCTCTGGCCAAGCTCGTCCAGTACCGCACGCGCTTCGTCGATAACGCGTTGGAGCGGCTCGATCTCGGCTTCCGGCACATTCCCAGAGTCGATCTGGTTCTGCGTGTCGTCCAAGTAGGTGGCAGCCTCTGCCAGCTTCTCCGGAGTGCCGAACGCAATATCGTTGTTGAGCTTCTTGGAAACAGCCGACGCCCACTTCTGACCCGCCGGGGCATCTTCACCTGCAGCCGTACGGATGCGCTGCTCAACAGTCGCACGCTCAAACCCTTCGGGTGCACGGGGGCCTTCGCCAGTGATGCTAGCAAGGGCGGCATCTTCCGCCTCCATAGTGCGCTTAACATCCGCGCGGCGTCCGGCAACTCCGAAGCCGCCACCAAGGATGCCACCCAGCGTACCTTCAAGCGCCACCGCGCTGCCGACGCCTTCCATGGGATCGACGTCCATGCCCTGCCGCTGGAGCGCCAGATTAGAGGCCAGTCGCTCTTGTCCGCCCTGTGCCCCTTCGGTGAGCGCTTCGGTAGCGGAGGTGCGCAACACACCCTTCTGAGCCGTCTGCAAGAGAGCACTTTCGAGCCCCTCACGGCCAGCGGACTCGCCTACGGACTTACCCAAGATGCGCCCAGCAACAAGCCGCGCAGCGGTAGGCTCGATACCCGTGCGTGACGCAAGCGCTCCCAAGGCGGTGCCTAGAGCGATCATGTCGAGGTTCTCACCAGCGTAAGACTGCGCCTCATCAGCAGCGGCTTCGGCAGCGTCCTCGCTAGCACCGGCACGCATGAACTCGTTCTTGGTGGTCTGGTAGATACTGCCCTTGACTGTACCCGCCCCCATAGCGGCCCCAGTACCCAACAAGGCTGCACCCTGTGCCGCTACGCTACCTCCCCCAGTAGCCGCAGCTGCTGCCAGCGAAGGCGCGGCGGTACCAAGAGCTTCGAGGAGCAGGACAGGGTCATCCACAAGCGCGCCGGGTATCTCCGCGAGCGTACCCAGAAAGCCCTTACCTTCGAAGCGAGCACTGCGCGCTTTGGCTTCGCGTTTGGCGGTGTCGGAGACTAGGTACTCGTTAATCCCCTCTTGGGCTCCGCGAAGCAGCTCAGAGACAGGGTTATCCGCACCGAAGACGTTGGTAACGGCCTCCACGCCACCCAAAGCTGCCGCCGCCGGACGCGTAATAAGGTCCGTGGTGAAGTACTGCAGCTTGTCGAAGACACCCGGCTCTTCTTCCTTGGGGGCGGCATAGCGCTCCCACGGCTTACCACCCCCAGACTCTTTCGCCTTATAGCGCTCCCAAGGGCCGCTCATCTCAGCTTACCTTTTCCCAGTTACTCTCCTGCGAAGGGTCGCCGCCCTTGAACCTGTAACCGTCTTGGATATCACCCGGCTTAGGACCGGACCCTCCACCAGCCTCAACAAGCTCGCGGACCCTGTCTACGTTAGACTGCGCGCCTTCCTGCTTCCCGTAACGGGTCTCGTAGTAACGCTTGGCAGCTTGATACTCAGCCGAGGTTTCCGGGTAGTTGAGCATGTAGCTGACAGCCAGCTTTTCCGGGTCTGCCCCCGCCTTCTTTGCGGCCTCAATCTCCTCGTTGAGCCTACGCTCAGCAAGGTCCACCTGCCTCTCGTCGAGCGCCAGTTTCTGCTCGAACTGCTCCTGCTGCATACCCTTGTAGGCCATGTCGGTAGCGATACCGAGCAGCTCGCGGTTCTCCTTGCGCTTCAGGCCATTCATGGACTGCATCACGTCGAGGGCGCGATCCTTAAGTGCCTCACGTTC